ACGAGATTCGGTCAGACCCTCCGGCAGAATCGCTCGAGCCTGTTCCTTGGCGATACCCTCTGCGATTGCCCACTTATACGCATTCTCAGTAACTCGAATGATCTCTCTCTGTCTCTCGTACCACATTTCGGCAACGGTACGGTCGTGAAAGGAGTCGTCGAACTCAAACGAGTTTTGTCGATTCTTCGTGTCCTGATGACGCGGTTCGCGAGTCACAAAGTTTAGATCCTGAGTCGGATCGGCGTATCGCTGTGAGAACTCCTGAAAGGCAAATGACCGATGCCGCACGATTTGGTGAGCAATGTCACGTGTCGTATTGATCTCAAGTACGGCGTTCACCATCTCAAACGGACTCCAGTGGGCATGCTTTGCGAGGAACCGAATAAGTTTCTCCGCGGTCGCATCGTTGGTCTGATTCGATGGATTCGATACTCGTGCACAGTACGCTACGAGTTCGAGAAGATCAGGATTATTCTTCCATTCCTGAGCGAACTCCTCGGTCGGCTGTGTGTAACTGATTAGCTTAGCGTTCATTATACCTTTACTCCACTAAAGTCCTTGCGTTCACTGGCGACTCCGGCTCCCGCCATCGACGAGTCAAACACTGGGCCGGTATCCTGTACCAGAGTCTGAGCGTTGTCCTCCACGTCATAGAATCGCATCTTAGTCTTGTCGACACCCAGAACGAATCTCTTGTGATGAGTCGGATCAGCGTATCGATTCTTAAGCTGTTTGACCATTACCTGTCCAAGATTGTCGAGATCCTCCGTCGCGATGAGTGCGAACATCATATCCGCGGTCGCCGGCACTCCGAACGATTCAGATGTATTGTTGAGATCGACCTCTGAGTTCGCAAAGCCCTCGCGATTCGACTGCGTGGCCGTTACGATCGGCAGGTTGAACTCAATCGCTAGACCGCGTACCTCCTCTGCGATTGATTTGATCAGTGAGTACGTATTGATTGATCCACCGAGCCCCTTCATACGAGACGACGCAGCATTATTAAGATAATCAAGAAAGATAATGTCTGGTTTAAAGTCTCTCTTAAGCTGCAGTTCCTCGAGCAACGCACGAAAGTGTCCGGCATGAGCGGCACCGGTCGGATACTCCTTGATAATAAGTTTACCGATGTTTCTCTTTGCCAGATTCGTGATCTTATTCGAGTACTGCTCGTATGACAGATTCTCGATCTGATCAATCGGTACGTTCATAAGGTTCGCATCGATACGTTCTGCGATACGTTCCTCGGCCATCTCAAGTGTAATGTACAGAACGTTCTTACCCTGTGTGAGATTCGACACCGCCTGATGACACATGAACATAGACTTACCGACGCCAGTTGACGCAAGGATTACATTGAGCGACTTACGTGGCAGACCACCCTTTGTGATCTTGTTCATATAGTCGAGATCGAACGGAATGCGCTCCTCCTTGCGATGATAGAACTCGTATCGTGCGTCCGCATCGTTTATGTAGTCGTGGCCGACCGACGTATCGAACGAGACTGCAAGAGCGTCCTTGAGTAGATCCGGCAGAGCGTTTTTTGTCAGATCCTTATGTCGACCATCGATGATATTGATGGACTCCATGATCGCGAGATAGATCGCACGATCCTGACACCACTTTTCGGTCTGATCCTCGAGCCACTCCTGATTGACTTCCTTGGCCTCGGAGATATTGGACAGCAGACTCGATGCCTCGGACGCATCGTCCTCCGGCAACGTCTCAGAATCGGCGATCTCAATACCCAGCGCCTCGGCCGTCGGAAGCTTGTTGTACTTCGCGACGAACTGAACGATCGACTCAAAGACCGCACGATGCGCTCCCTCGAAATACTCCTTCTTGAGGAACGGTACGACACGACGCGTGTACTCCTCGTTGTGTAAGAGATTACGAAGGATCGTTGTCTGTATCGTCGTCTCCGCCAATCCGATAGTCTCCTCTTTCAAATGCAGTCTCAATGATATGAGTCAGTAGATCACCGACGTACGTCTGAAAATCCACGTCATCCTCGAGTTCCTTTGCGACGTCCTCGTCCTGATTCGTTACATTAAAATCAAACGAGAGTTCGGCCTCGTCGGTCTCCTCGAGAACTCGTGCCGCAATGCGACCGAACTTTAACTGGACACCGTTCCAAGCATTATCAGCATCGATACGAATCTCGGAGAACGCCTGTTCATCGTTTCCAACAAAGTCAGGATCGACATATGTATAGTCCTTTTCCGTTATACTCATTCCACATCACCGCTATCATCGTCGTCTTCTAACTGTGGCTGAAGGTCCTCGGGAAGATCGTCCTCATCGATCATTGACTTATATCCGATCATATAGTGATTACGAACGAACTCCTGGAACTTAGGATCGGCAAGAATCGGTTCCCAGAACTCTGCTTTCTGCGTATCCTTCTCGCGAACCTTGGGCTGAATCTCCTCACCGGTCTCTGTGTTTACACGACAGTACCAACCCTGACTCGGTTTGGTGACGTGACCCGAGAGCAGTGCGATATCCAGCAGACCAGAGAACTGTTGAATACCACCNTCCCAGGATACGGAGATCGGAATACGNGACTTCTCNTTGACGAATCGCGACTTCTCGACGTTAATGATAAAGTGATAACCCTTGATCTCTGTTCCCTTCTTGTCCTGCTGACGACCAAGAATCCAGACGTTATCGGCCGAATACATGATGCCCGTACCGCCAGAAACGATGGCCTTGGGAAACAGACCGATCTCCTGATAGGTATGGTTGACGGCCAGCATCGGAATGTTCTTCATCGAGAGATACGGCGTGACCATACGAAAGAGACCCTTGAGAGCCTTGGCACGAGACATATCTGCGACCGACTTCTCATTGATCGCGTCCTCGAGCTCCTTCTTTGACGCAAGGTTACCGATCGAATCGATTACGACGATGACCTTGTCTCCACGCTCGATCGACTCGAGCTGATTCACCAGATCGAACTTGAGCTTTTCGACGTCGGTGATCGGCGTATGCAACACACGATTCGTGTCGATATCGAACGACTCGAAGTAACCCTGAGGTGAACCGAACTCGGAGTCGTAGAACAGCATGACCGCGTCCTCGTACTGCTTCATATACGCGGAGGCCATGAGCAGAGCGAACGAGGTCTTAAAGTGTTTGGACGGACCGGCGAGTACGGTGAGTCCGGATGACAGACCACCGTCGAGTCGACCAGAGAGTGCGGCATTGACCATCGGTACATCGGTCGGTACCTGGTCCTTTTCGGAGAAGAACTTCGACGATGCGAGAACGGACGTCTCCTTGATTCGTGAGTTCTTCTTGAGTTTATCCATTACTGATGGCATTCAGTTGTGCTCCTTTTCTCATTGTGCAGGTACTATTATAATACAAAACACTATCGATGTAAACTAATAAATGCTTCGAGACTCGACTCCTCGCGTGAAACGACGGAGTGTCCCATCTTGACGTTTGACTGTTTGACCAGATCTCCTCGAACGGAATCGGTCTCACCGCGAAGATACTCCGTTACAAAATCGGCCATGTCCTTTGCGGTGGTGACGGGTACGTTCTGACACATGTGATTCGCGTTGGCCGGCGACTGCGGACTCGAACCGACCATGTCGAAATCGTCCGGCATCTTCATGATTCGCAGACCCTCGCGCAGAGTTAGGAATCGATCACGAAACGGATTCACAAGATAGTGCGGCATCGCGCCGATGAACGACGGAATCTGACCCTTTGGTACCGTGATACCGTGAGCCCAATATCCCTTACCCTGATCGACCTTCTCCTGCATTGATCTTGCACGATCGGGAAACTTCTGTGGAAATCCTGTCTTCTCCATCCACTCGGCGGCCTCGTTTAGATTCTCAACCAGACGATCGGACTCGACGATACAGTTGGTGGTCTTTTCGATTACGTTGTAGTAGTCCTCGATCGTTTCACAGTCGTTCTTATACAGACAGAATCGTAACCACGGATTGTCGAGAGGATTGTCCTTATTGATCAGAACGTTCATTGGATCGTCCTCGGCAATATCACGAGTCAGAATATCCTCGACCGGTTCCATCGGACGGCGAACGTATCGAAAGATCGGTGTCTCCTCGACTCCCTGTGTAAA